TTCTTATATGTATCGATGGGTAGGATTCCATCAGCATACTTTGTCTTACCAAAGTAACCGCATGGTCCTTTCTCCATTGATAAGGAATTAGATGCACTCAATAAAGCATACTGGAATCTCTCAGTAAGTTTATGAACTAAATCCCATGCCTCTGGTGAGTCATACTTGACACCATTCTTAGCTAAGTAATGTGCCAAACCAATATAACCTACCCCAAGTGACCTACGGTTCTTTGTAGATTGTTCTGCTGCCTTTACAGGATACTGCTGATAGTCTATCAGTGCATCCAATCCTCTTACTGCTAACTCACACAACTCATCCAACTCTTCAATCTTATTAATCTTACCTATGTTAATAGCAGATAGTATACACAATGCAATCTCACCAGACCCATCAATATGTTGAATGGGATCTGTAGGTAATGTAATCTCCTGACAGAGGTTACTCATACTTACCTTATCTTTGAATGAACTGTGAGTATTACAATGGTCTATGTTCATCAAGTATATACGACCAGTCTCTGCTCTCTCTTTTAAGAGATCGAGTATAAGTTCTTGTGCTCCAATGGTTTTTCTAGGGATTGATTCGTCGGACTCGTATTTAAGATAGAGTTCGTCAAAGGAATCGCTACCAAAAGCGTCATACAACCCAGGGACATCATGAGGGCTGAACAAAGTAATAGATAGGTTTTGGATAAATCGCTCATAGAATAATTTACTTAACTGGATACTGTAGTCGAGTTTTCTGACTCGGTTGTCTTCGGTTCCTTTGTTGTTTTTGAGGACCAAGATGTCTTCGATTTCCTGATGCCAGATAGGAAAGTGGACAGTAGCTGATCCTCCTCTGATACCGTTTTGCGTACAGCATCTGACAGTACTTTCAAGTTTTTTAAGGAAGGGGATAACACCTGTGTGCTGAACTTCTCCCCCACGGATTTTGCTGTTGATGCCCCTGATTCTACCTGCGTTAATACCGATACCTGCCCTCTGAGCGACATATTTGCCAATAGCCATATCGCTACTAAAGATACTATCGAGGGTGTCATCAAGATCAACCAGAACACAACTTGCAAATTGGCGAATGGGGGTTCTAACTCCTGCCATGACTGGTGTTGGGATGTTGATTCTGTGCTTTGAGATTGCGTCATAATACTTTTTAATGTAATCTAATCTATAAAACTTGTCATCATTTTGAAAGAGCGTTGCTGCTATCATGATGTACATGAACTGTGGTGTCTCAAATATCTCACCAGTGCTTCTGTCTTGCACAAGATACTTATCAGTTACCTGACGCATACCAGCATAAGTGAATCGCAGATCACGTTCATGATCCATGTAACTATTTAAGGTTTCCCATTCATCCTCAGTAAATCTATCTAAGATATGCTTATCATACACACCTAAATCGATACATTTTTTTACATGATCCTTAAGGGTAGGATGTATATCAGGATGCCCTTTGTATACAGACTTCCTCAATCCAAACAGAAGAAGTCTAGCAGCAACAAATTGATAGTTAGGATTCTCCAACGTAATTAAATCATTAGCAGAGCGAATAAGAATCTCTTGAATATCTTTTGTCTCTATTCCATCAAAGAACTGGAGACCAGAATTCATTTCGACTGCTGACTCAGACACACCTGCTAATCCTCTGCAAGCATGCTCAACAATATGATGAACCCTCTCTAAATCTAAAGATGCGGTGTCACCATTTCTTTTCTTAACACTAATTGTCATACCTTTTTCCATTCGGTTAATTTAACTTGTGCTTCTAGCCCTTGGTACGTGTTTAATTCTACCAAAGATTTTACATCATGTCCAGCTATTACCATATCATTTATGTCCTTTTCCTGTATATCGTTTGGCCATATCACTACTTTTTCTCCTCTATTGATTGAGTTTGAGATTCGGTTAACGATTTCTCTGTTGCGAGGTTCGTTATCATAAACCCAAATATAATTGCTCCAACCAAACGTCCGACTACTAACATCGGACCCAGCCATCGCAATCGAATTATCCAAGAGGGTTGAGTCGAACGGTCCTTCGACAACGTAGATTTTTTTATCGGGGTTGATCCTGTTGAGTCCATAGATTTTGGGTTTGTTTTCATCCAACATGACAGTTATATAACGTAACTTATCCTTTGGATTTAAGGCACGACCTTGGAATCCAAACCACTCACCTTCACTATCAATGAAAGGAATGATGATCCTTGGATGATCCTTGGTTATACTTGTGAAGGTAGGCTTCTGAGTGTTAACCCATGTGCAAAACTCCTTAGTATAATAAAACAACGAGGGATCTAACCCTCGCTTTGTGATGTACTTATGAGCAACGTGTTCAATATTTAGACTAGAAATTCTTTCCAGATTTCCATGCTTCTTGAACACTGGTTTCTTAAATTTTGGTTTCGGAACATAAGATCCTTTACCAGTTGTACCCTTCTTATATCTCTCCATGATGTACTCATCATAGAGATCTGGTGCCTGGTCTTTCAAGAAGTTTGGTAGAGTTCTACCCACTCCACAGTTATGGCATTTGAATACCATGTCTGCTTTTGCACGAAAAAAATACCCCCTTGCCTTGTTCCTATGTTTCTGTGAATCACCACAGTAGGGGCAACGGAAGTTATATAAATCTGACTTCTTCCTAACAAACTTATCAAGTCTGCCAGATAGAAGCATTACATATTGAGCGTCAACAAACTCAGACAACTTCAGAGACTATAGGAATCTCTATCATACTATTTGCTGAAGAATCTGTCAAGTTTTTGATGAGTGCTTGACCTGGTATACTAACCATGAAAGAAACAATAGCAAGACCACCAAAAATAGACCACATTTTCTTTTCCATCTGTCTAAGACGATCATCGACTTTTCTAATGTCACGCTCACACCCCTTTCTTATTAAAGATGTTTCTCTATCAATTGCTCTATGCAAACTGTCAATTTTCTCAAAGAGAATGCCATCAACTTGACCCTGCTTATCAATCTTCTCGTCATGAACAGCAAGAAGTTGTCCCATCTTTACAGAATTATCTTGTAAAGAATGGACAACCTTCTCCAACCTCTCGATGATGGCGTTATTAACGTCTTGCATTTATCTAAGTATCAGCTTCGCCTTTTACTCCACCCACTCTAGCTTTCTTTTTCATGTCTTGAACTTTAGATTGAAGTTGCTTTTGTAATGCCATCTTCTTAATCATTACTTTTTTCTTTTCAAGAGCAGTCTTCTGCTGTACTATTGCCTGTTGTTGTTTTTGTTCGTCAGACTCGTTAACATTTTTCATGTGCTTACTCCTTTTATTCATAAAGAACTTACCAGCTTCGCCAGGCATAATTCTTTCGACAGAAATATCCCCACGGTATCTATAATTAACAAGCAAACGTAATTTCTGTCTAAGTTCAGCAGGATTGTTTGCATATATGATGGTATCTATACCACCTTTAGGGATCTTAACCCTGTATTGAAAGAGTCTAGACCTACCACCAGGAACTTGTCGATCAACTACAATGGGTCTATCGATTTCGTTATCCTCTTTCATCTTCTTCTTACGCTTCTGTACCTTCTTCTTGAAGTTCATGATGGGATCGATACCAGCATTAGGACCAGTCGCAGCTGCTTTGCCACTAAAACCTGCCCCTCCAGCAGTACCAGTTGTCATCATTTCTTCGTTCATATTCGATTTAACTCTTCTTGAATATCAGGATCCAATTCCAATTCAGGAAGCATCCCTATAGGATATTTATTAAGATAAGAAAGTATAGTTTTTAAAATACACCAGTACTCTCTTTCTAATTTGTAAAAGAGTAATGGTGTTGCTGCTTCACCAAAAACATTATAAAGAATAATTAGATGATTTATAATCAAATGTATCCTTAATTGACCACCCCTAACGTAACGTTTAAGTAAACGTTTGAGATATTTAAATCGTTTAAGGTCTTCATCAAAATCCTCACGTGTAACACAGTGAGGATTTTCATAATGTTTTATGGCGAAAAGAATGTAAGTGTCTTCATTCAGTTCGTCAAATTTCATATGTTATTATGTCGTAGTAATTGTCTTAGTAGAACCAGAACCACCTGCACCAATTGTATCACCTAGAACGAATACCTTATCGGATGCTGTGTTTGTACCAGCGTCCTTGATTGTTCCAGAGATTGTTTGAGCACCGATTGTATGTACCTTATCTGCTGCAGCAGCAGTAAAGTCAAACTCAACACGGTTTGTACCTGTTCCCCTAGCATATGTAGCAGTGATAGAAGCACTATCTGTTGTGTTAGTAACAACTAGTGTTGCACCAGCAGTAACATCTACCTTCTCATTGTAGATAACAACAACGGTTCCTGTAGCTGCAGCAGCATATGTTGTACCCTCAAAGAATACAGCAGAGATGTCTGCTTCACCTAGAGTATCAGTACCACGACCACCAGCTCCGACTAGACCATCAACTGCAACTAGGACTTCATCCCAGAACTGAGTCTGATCATTTTTCTTGTAGTGTCTAAGAACCCAACCTTCTGCTGTAGCGAAAATGTTTGAGGGGTCTACAGCACCACCCTGTACAGCCCACTTAGGCTTTGCCTCATTAGCATCTGTGACTCCCCAAAGTGCCATGTTACTATACTCCAGAATTATTTTTAACTAAGACTATTTATAAAAAAATGGGGTTTAAAACCCCATAAATTTATCCTTCTAGTAGTGCTTTCTGAAGTGCTTCTACTAACTGATCATCGACTTTGTTTCCAGTCTTTGCTGCTGCTTTTCTAAGCAGTTTAATTAAAAAATCTTTAATTACAGAGTCAAGATCATCAGGAATTCTATCAACTGCTTTATTGATTATGCTGATAGCGATTGGCATTAAAAAGTTAACCATAATTATATACCTATAGGTACTCTATATAGGCTTCACTCGTATCTTTTTTTACCACCTTTAATATATCCTGACCCTTTCTTATCGTAAAATTTCACACCTCTTTTTTTAACATCACCTGCATGCTTTTGGAAGTCAGAAAACTTCTTTGCTTTATGATCAGCATGTCTCTTCTGTGCAGCCTTTATAATCTCTTTTCCGAGATCAGTTGTCTCTTCAACGTTTGTCATTTATACTTTCGGATCCTCCGACTGAGAATGGATTGTACTTATCCGTTGCAATTTTATACATCTTTTCATGTATAGGTTCCTCATCTACACCAGGAGGTTGAATCTCTGATGGAGATGTATCTAATGGTTCATCTGTTGCTATTGGCATTGTATCATGTGGGTGAGGTTTATTGAACCAAGGGTCATAGGGTATTTCTGGGAGACTCATGTTCCCAGTCCTTTACCCTTCTTATAATTATCTTCGCTACCATACCTAGCCACTGTATTGGTATAGTCTTGAGCAGATTTGAATCCAGCCTTCTTTGCCTTAGCAACATAGGCTTTCTTATCTTGTGCTCTCTTCAGATACTTACCAGTACCCGATGGTGACTTAGCACCTTTCTCTTTCTTCCGTTGTCCTTCTGGTTTACCATACTCCTTACGGATCTTACTTTTAACAAAGTTAAGTGCTTTATCTTTACTACCACCCTTGTCATAACCCTTCTCTTTCTTGAGACGAGTTGCTTCATCTACTACCTCTTCACTGACAGCCTTCTTAACCTTACCAGCAAATTTAAGAGTGCCACTAACACCTTTCTTAAATCCTTTTGCGAATTCCTTCACACGTTTCTCTGGTACTTTACCTGCTGCTCTTGCTTTGTTGTGTCTCTCAACACCCTTCTTAACAGCATCACCTACCTTACCTAACAATCCTTTCTTGGAAGTTGGTTTCTTTGGTTGCTCTTTCTTAGCAGTCTTAACTGCTTTCTCTACCTTCTTAACTGTCGCTGCTTTCTTCTTAGGTGCTGCTTTAGGTTTCCTTACAGTAGCCTTAGCAACTGGTTTTGCTTTCTTCTTAGCAGGTGCTTTCTCTTTATAATCGGTACTATCTTCAGTCTCACCAGACCTCTTGGCATATGACTTAGAGTACTCACCCTTACCTGCTTTCTTCTTAGCAGCATCAGTCTTATCAACAGCAGCCTTCACCTTCTCGTATGAAGGTGCTTTAACTGATGCCTTTCTTGCTGACCTTTCCTCATTGAGTTCTTCAATAGGATCGATAACAAAATTAACAAAGTCTTCTAAACCAACTTCATTAATGATTTGATCTAAACCATCTTCATTAATACCTTCTTCAAAGAAGTAATCAGCAGACACTTCTACACTAGCATTAATCCACTCCTCAGTTAAGTCAACAGACTCACATACTTCAGGCTCATCCTTATCGATAGGTCTACTCTTACGCTTCTTCTCAGTAAGTTCTTTTTGATTAGGATTGATTTTGACTTTCGTCTTCTTCCTTTCACTTAGTTGTTTAAAAGATAGCATTACTCTGCCTCTAAATTTAGAATAGCTTTGATTTCTTCGTCATTGAATAGACCAGATTCAACTAGATCATCAATGATTTCAGTCTCCTCTCTATTAAGTCTCTTGTTAGCTTGTGCTTTGTATAGTCTTGATGCTTGAGCAGATTTCTTAGAAGCACCTTCCTTGTCACCAGCAGCAGCAAGTTTGCCACGCTTCTTATCTGCTTCCTTAGAAGCTTTAAGTGCTAGGTCAGGAGAGATCTCGTTAACAATCTCTACTTCTTCCTTCTGATTTTTCTTCTTCTCTTCCTTTTCCCTCTTGGAGATCTTACCATCTACATCACTTTTCTCATACCACTTACCATCACCATCGTCGTCTTGCCAACGCTCTGATTTTTTATCATCCTTCTTTTCTTCCTTCTTCTTTTCCTGCACCTCTTGGTAGGCAGCAGTCATATCAGGAAGGGGGTCTCTATTGGTATGTAACATGTTATTGAGAGGTCTTGTCCTTTTTATTTATCTTCTTTATAAACTCTCCAGGAGTGAGTTTCTTCATATAGTTAGTAAGATTATCAGTACCCATTTCACCTGCTGGACTAAAATCAAATCCTTTAAGATCATTTTGCTCCACCAAATCCTTTAACCATGAACGAAATATGTTCTCACTCTCATCAATACTGATAACATAATTGCTACCACGACTGACAATTTTAGATGTAATTCCTGTGTTAACATTCTCAACAATAGTTCCTACTTTGAAAACTGTACCTTCAAAGTATGCTTCTCTTAACGCTTTCTCATCCAACTTAGGTGCTATCTCATATAGAAGATAAGAGGCTTCACTAAAATCTTCTTGTACTTCTACAGACATCTTTGATTGTAGAGCAGAGAACAATGCTTCACAATCTTTTGGTTTCATTGCCTTAGTACATCCTTTCTTAAAGGATTCATAATCATCATCAACTGCTGCTTTACGTTGCTTAGAAGCAGACATACCTGATACGTCATCAGAGTCTGGGTCTCTAGCACCTGCTGAGACAACATTGATTTTCTCAAAATTATATGCCTTACCGTTATACTTGTTAGCTAACGAATTGAACTCAGAAACCCTATCACCACCCACGACGATGTTAACACTGCTAAACCCTTCACTATCAAGGGTACCGAGGACATCGAAAATAGTACGCATGTCAGGAGAATTGATAATCCTGGCACTGTGTTCTGGATAAGCCTTCCGCATAAAATTAATCTTCTCCTCTGGGCTGAGGGGGTTCTTCTTAGGATCCTCCGTCCTTGAGGGGTATATTCTATACTCTCCATTTTTACTTGCTGCTTTTACTCTGCGTATCAGAGTCTCGTGTCCAGTAGTAGGTGGATTAAATCTTCCAAATGTAATAGATACCTCGCCTTGATCGACCTTATCCTCGCTACCTCCTTCTTCTTGTCCACTTGACCCCTTCGCAGATGGGACTTGGGATGGGTCTAACTTAATTAACTTCCCACCCTGACTCATATGAGTTACGTTGCCTCTTACATCGGCATATTTTCCGTAACCTACATGAGTTAGTTGTAATTTTTCTGCTTGACTCGCAGCTTGAGACCTCGCTGCCTCAGCTAGGAATGAGCTAAACTTCTTCATATGACCAATTTTTATCTAAATTAAAGTTTGCTTTACTAAATTCCCAACGATCTACAATCTTGTATGGATTGTCTGAACATATCACAAACCCTTCATGTTTTGAGGGGTCTCCATTGATAAAACATTCAACCTCTCCATCCACCTTGATGGCATCGAGTAGCCGTCGTTTCAAATCGAGAATCATAAACCATACCTTAAAGGTATATACATTGACCTCGCTCTTATATTTATCATCTAACTCACTGTACATCTGTTCAGCAGACATATCTTGCCACCAACCTGTACAAACATAACTGTTAATGTGCTTAGAGATCTCCATCAAATAATAATTATATCCCTTCTTTCTAATAGGTGCTTGCATCTTCCAGACAGGAATGATGAATGGTATCAAGTGTCTCCATCCTAGTGGTGGCTTGATAGTTGCATTATTAGTATTAACAAAGAAACAATCCTCACTCGATTCTAAGGTGACACCAATCTTTGCCTCCGCTTCAGGACTGACCTCAGTATACTCTGTGTGAGGTGCAACAACTATCTTCTGCGGAATCTCCTCTGGAAAGAGATACTCAACAGTATTGGGTTGGTACAATCTACCTGACATACCAACACCTATCCAGTCTCCCTGATAAATCTTATCAGTTCTAGGAAGATACTCCAAGCATAACTTAAGAATATCTGCCACTGGTCCTTTATGATTACACACTATATCATCAACAGTATAATTTATTTTAACCTGTCTCTTATTAAAGACTGACTTAGTGCCAACAAAGAAATGCCCATTCTTAGGATTAGTACCCCATACTATAGCAGGTGCTCCATCCCATTTGACAGACAACCTCGTTGCATTAACCAATTCCTGTAGTGTCTCCCAAACTACCTTCCTTCCGTGCAAAACTGAATCTTCTGGATGACGAAGGTGCTTGTTTGGCATGTGTGTGTCTCGAATACCTCTGTATTATAATCCATTTCAGAGGGTTGTGTACCAGTAGTGTGCCAGTTTGTTAACCGCCCACCTTCACGTAACTACTCGCTGACATATAGTCAGTAACTTTCTTATCACCAAATATTCTAAACCCTTTAGATGCTGCCTGTGAATAGATGCTCTTCATAATATTTGTTTTTATAAGTTCTTTAATCTGAGGTTGTGCCAAATCTAGAACTTGACCAACTTCATATGCTTGCACTTTATTCTTTAACCACTTTGCAAACTTTGCCTTATCCTTAGTCTTATTCATCTCATCTAATACTTCACCTGCCTTATGCTTTCTCCCAGATAAGAATTCAATATACTTAGCCCATTTTGGTACATCATCTTCAAAGGTTGTCTTTGAAAAATTACCCTTTGCTTTTTCTGTATAATCTTTAAAGACTTGATAGCTTGTGAAAGCATGCTTCTCTTTAGCACTACCAAATGGTACTGGTTTCTTAGGAAATAATTTTCTTAACTGTGCTCTCTGTTTACTGAATGCCATTCTACCTTTAGATAATTTTGTAATCAATGTAAAGATACCAAGAGTGGCTTTACCATGATTGGCAGCACTACCTTTCTGTAACTGCATCTGTACATCATTACCAATAGCAGATTGGAAACCCCTTATGTCCATCTTATGTCCCTTCTCACCTGCTAATGTAAAGTTAACAATACACTTAGCATTAGATGCTTCAAACTGAGTATTAAGTATCTCTATTTTTAACTCTAAAGCATCTTGCAATCCTGTGAATTCCTTATGGTCAAATGATGTTACCTTAACTGATGGTGTTGTTAAAGATTTTAATTCTTTCTTTGTAGCTATTACTTTCTTAAGTGATATGGGTACACAATCTCTAGACTTATAATGCTCATCAACAAATTGATTATAGTAATATAGAGTCTGCATATCTTCCACTACTTTCAAACCCTTACCACCCATAGCCTTATTCTTATCCTTTAACTTCTTCAACTCTTTCATCTTTGTTAGATCTGGTTTACCATTCTTAAAACCTTCCATCTGTTTAACCAGACTAGACCACTTAGATTTTTTAACTGCTATAACGTCAGCAGGATTCCACTTATCACCTGTACCACCTGCTAATGTTTTATAAACTCTTTTAACAACACTATCCTTAGCATTCTGTGCTATATCTTTAGCAATTTCTCTATACGCACCTCTAAAAATTGGGTCTCCTATATTATTAGAAAAAACATATCCACCACCTGTCAGATACTGACTCTTAACTACAGCATTAGCAGTCCATACAGAAGAGTTAACCCACTCTTCTAACTCTTCTGGTTTTCCTATATTTTTCCAGTTCTCAAAACGAGTAGTTAGTTTAGTATAATCTATATCACAATAATCTTTAACTCCATAAGCTAGGACTGATAAATCCATTGCTGCAAGCACATCTTCTGGAGTTATATTATCACCTTTATTCTGTCTCACTGCAAATGCTAAAGCCTGTAATGATTCTTTATCTTCAGTTAAAGGTTTAAATGCCATTAGTCATACGCAGGTCTCCAATATTATTTATTCTTCAAACGTTGTAAGTTTGGTATACTTCTCATACAACTCACCCATCTTCTCTTCAGTACCACGAGACTTCCACATCTGTTGTAGTATAAGTTTCATGTCATCCATTGGTACTACAACAGATAGATTACCATGTGTATGTGCTTCGGTCATCTCGGTATCCAATCAGTATCGAAGGCAGAGTCAGCATCACCATAGAATCCTACAGGAACTATATTAAATGCTAGAGATCTCCTATCCTTATCTGATTTATTCATCGCTACCTTATGTTCAAGATAACTTGGAAAGAATAATAATATATTTTCTTGTACTGGTAATGACCAGGTCATAGCATTTGTCATATGAATCTGTTCAGGAGGGAGATGATAAGACTTTAAATGTTCAATAGGACTATCAAAATCTATACCACCCATATCATCAGTGTACGTATCATAATAATAGACACCACTATAGTAACTATTTTTATGACTATGAAACTGTGAATCTGTACCTGGTTCTGTCTTAGTCAACCATGATGTAGTTACAATAAACTCTTGCTCACCTACACCTAGAAATTCATTAGCAGCAATCTTAAACTTATTTAAAATAATATCCCTTATCCTTGGATATGATTCTAAGACTCTATAATTGTTAGGTGTTTGATCTTTATCTACATCAGATTTTTCCGCAATAACATATGAAGTATCATCACGTAATTCTGTCGTGTCTTCCTCAATATAATTCAAGAGGATATTGGATGCAAATAGGGGTAAGTACCCCTTCATATTCTGTACCATTTTAATGTGGGTTATACTTTTGAATTAGAGAATAAACTATGACTAATAAAATAAGTCCGATAGAAATAACAGTTAAAGCTACTGGCATTAACGGTCACCTGTAGCACGATGCTCTGACTTATCTATACTGAAACTACCACCAGGATATCTCTTCTCTAATTTTTTTACATTGCCTTTAACAACATCATCAAAGTCAATTTCTAATGCCATACATGCTTGTGCAACATACCATAGTACATCACCCAATTCTATAATAAGATGCTCTCGGTTATCTTCATTCCATGGCTTGCCTTGGAATACCATTTTCTTTACTATCTCAGTGAACTCTCCACCTTCTGCACTGATACCAACAGCAGCAGTTAGAAGACGTTCAATGTTAGCACCTTGTCTATCAAGCTCACCCATACGGTCAGCAAGAGAAACAAAATCTTTAGAACTGTCTGAGGTGACAGCATCTACAAACTCTTGGTAACGTGAAAAATCAATCATACTTTAGTTCCGCAAAGGATTTTTTACCCTGTACTTTTTTAACGACTTGCTCTTCAGAACCAGAATCAACTAGATCTTTTTGAGCGTCCTCGACATCATACAGCCTCATCTTAGATCTGTCAATACCTACAACAAATCGCTTGTTTAAAGTTGGGTCATAGTATCTATTCTTTAACTGCTTAACCATTATTTGATTTTGTTCTTCGAGTTCTTCGGTAGAAATAAGAGCAAACATAAGATCAGCAGTGGCAGGGAGACCAAAAGATTCACTGGTGTCGGTAAGGTCCACATCGCTAGACCCGTACCCAGAACGGGTAGTTTGCGTAGCAGAAACGATTGGAACTCCTGCTTCGACTGCGAGACCTCTAAGTTCTTCTGCGATTGCTTTGACATAAGTATAAGAATTTACTATAGAACCTTTGTACCTTTGTGAGGCACATATGTTTAGATAATCAATGAATATAATATCTGGTTTAATATTTCTCTTGAGTTCTAACTCATTTAACAATGATTTAAAATGACCTACGTGAGCAGATGCAGTAGGATACTCTTTAATTATGAGTTTACCTTGAGTCTTCTTAGATAATTTACTAATCTTATTCTCAAACATTACTCTAGGAAGTTCTGCTAATTTTTGTATAGGAACATTAAGTAGATTAGCATCGATCCTCTCCGCAATCTTTTCCTCTGCCATTTCGAGAGTGATGTAGAGGACGTTTTTTCCTTGGAGTAAGACACTGCTAGCCACATGGCACATGAATAAAGACTTTCCAACCCCTGTGCCAGCAAGAGCAATGTTGAGAGTCTTATTCGGTATACCTCCTTTAGTAATCTTGTTAAAGAATTCCAAATCAAAAGGAATTTTCTCCTCTTTCTTGTGGTAGAAGTCAAACCTTTCTTCGTAGTTCTGTAAGTAATCATGTCCTACATTTTGGTCAAATGATACACCTAATGCATCGCTTAATATTTGTGGAATTGCTCCCTTATCTCTCTTCTCATCTTGTCCGTCTGCAATCTTAACGGATTCCATAAGCGATAGATAAATCGCTCTCTCCTGACACCACTTCTCCGTCGTGTCAACAATCCAATCCAAGTCATGATCTTCTTTTGGTAACTCATTCAATACCTCAATGATTTCTTTAAACTGTTCTTCCGTTAGATCTGTACGCTCCTGACATTCTATACCTAATGCATTCAAAGAAGGTAATGAATTGTAGTTAGTAACATACTCATGTATCTCTAAGAATATTACCTTATGAGATTTAATTTGAAAGTACTCCGACTTAAGAAATGGTAATACCTTACGAGTATATTCATCATTATAGATCAGACTACCAAGTATAGTAAGTTCTAGATTCATAAGTAGTGGAGGTAAGTACCAATAATGTATTTTTTATCAGACACAGGTGGAAGTCCAGCATGTCTGTATTGCCACGTAGGTGGGAATATCAATATTCTACCACACTCAGGCTTAATTGCATAGTCTAATCTAGGGAAATTTGTTTCTCCACCATCAGCGACTGTGTTAAGATAGAGGAAACATACCAGAAATCTACGAGCAGAAGAATAATCCTGAACATCGACATGATCTTTAAACTGATCGTAGGCATTATTGTCATATAATTTTAAACGGTTTTCTTCAAAGGCATACTTCACAGGAAAGTCATTTAAACAATCCAGATCTTGTATGTAAAGATTAACAGCATCAGTAAAGATGGATGTCAATTGCATTTGTATACCCATCCATTGATGGTCTTTAGCAATATACCTCTGTGATATATTTAACTCATGAAAGGATGGTCTTTGTTCTCTATCGAGGTACTGCCCCTTCGTAATAGCATACGATTCAATAATTGCATCACAAAATGTTTTGGATGCTAACCCATCATAACACTTAATATAATCTGTAAGATTAGTTGCCATACTTAAATTCCTTAGATGCACACTCATCCAGAGCTTGCATTACTTCTGGAGTAAAATAGGTTTCTGGATCTGACAGAATCTGTTTGGCATATATTTTCTTTCCATTAAACTCATATCTACCTGCTACATTCTTCCATAGTCCATACTTCTCACCTAGTTCTAATAAACCATAGTGTTTATCCAAACCTTTATCATAGTACAACCTAACCTCCACTTGATTATTCTCTTTAGTTAATCTAGCTTTAGCTGTTTTGCATTTAATAATATTTCCCACAACCTCTTTACCATCCTTTTCTTTCTTTTTCGTAAGATATATGATTGTGCTTGCTGCGTATTTAAGTCCACTTCCACCTCCCATTTCCTTTGTAGGAATGTACGCACCTACTACATCATATGTATGATTAGTAACCAACATTGGGACGTTTGCTTTACCTAACTTCAATGTCAAGACTCTAAAGATTGACTTGACAATCTGTGCTCTAGTCATGTCACGAGTCTCTTTACCTGCTTCAGCATCCTCAACTTCCTTAGTTGTAGATAACATACCAAGAGAATCTAAAACAAACATTAAGGGTTTTCTCTGGTCAGCAGGTTGCTCTAAATATTTGTCTAATATTCTAATGGATTGTGTTCTAAACTCTTGCACTGTAGTAACAGGTACAATCAACATACGAGCTGAATCAATACCCCTCTCTTCAATCTGATTTTTACTTAACGCACTTTCAGACTCAAAATAAATAACGCCAGCATCAGGATTAGATTCGAGGAAATGCTGTACAATACCAAGACAGAAAAATGTTTTGCCAGTACTTGACTCACCTGCAATAGCTGTGATCTTGTTCCCTGGAATACCTCCGTAGATGCTTCCTGATACAAGTCCGTTAAAGATGTACGAACCTGTATCGATAAAATTACTAGTGTCACCAGCAGCGACACCATCACTAACAAGAGAAGCGTATTCATTTCCGATCTCCTTTACTACATCCTCTAAAAAATTCATTAATCCCTTTTAAATAATTTGGTGATATGATTAGAACGTTTCAATGCACGTTCAAACCATTTGGCTTCGTCTATATCAAAAAATTCCTTCTCCTCTAGCATTCTACCAGCACTAAAGGCTTTCTGATATTCAACAATGTATGTGGTCATCCGAATAAAAATTCAAGGTTGGCAACTTTTTCTGGCTTCCATCCAATCTTATCCATTATGACCTTAATAGGTTCTAAGAAACTCTTAGAGAATTGTAGGTCATAGTCCACCTGTTTGTCAAGTCCAAACTCCTTTGGAAGAGTCTGTAGATAAGAAATCACATTCTCTCCAAACTTGTTTGGGGTCTTGAGATAAACAAATTTAATCTTTTCACCATCCTGTATTAATGGATACTTATGAGTTAACTTGTTCTTCTTGTTATAATGATTGTAGAGTAGAGCACCACGCACATGTATAGGTGTGCCTTTGCTGTAAATACTGGATGGGTTCGCCCACTTATTTATCCCATTGCATCCTCTAGGGAATGAAACATCTTCAACTGGTAACTGGTCAAAACTATCTCTAAAATTTTTAATAAAGATCTGTGCTTCTTCTTCTCCCTCGTTCATAATAACCTTCAAACACTCTTTAATCTTATCTCTACAGGCACCAGGAGTGGATGATTTAACACACTCTATACCCATAACTTTTAACTTGGGTTCAGCATACTGAACACCTTCACTATTGAATACGTTGAGAATATATCTTTTCTTTGCTGTCCATATACCTTTGTTAGCAATGTTCTCTCGCTTCATTATCATCTTCTGCTCGTACGCTCCAACGTAGTCGGCCAGTTCTTGGTAAGAACCTTCAATAAAAGGTTCAAATTTAGTTTCACACACCTTGTCAAGGAACCTAACAACGCTCTCATCAGTTTTCTCTCTCCCCTTGTATACACTTTGTACCAAAGAACCAAGGTTGAGGTAGATACTATCAGTATCGCTGGCAATAACATAATCTTCTCCTTCAGTTTTAAGTATCGTATTAAGATACTGATTCATTTTGTTTTCAATCCATCTAATACTAACCTGTCCTGACAGAGTAATAGCCTCTGCATTTGCTAGGTTATAGTATCTAAAGTACTGATTACCAATAGCACCATAGGCAGAGTTCAACTGAATCTTACGTGCCATCTGAATGTTATTGTACTTACTAATATCCTTCTTCAGTTTTTCACTTGGGTTCTTCTCATACGCACTCTTAGCTTTAAGCATTAACTTCTTATAGATCGTACGTTCATCGTAAATCTTCTGCATAATCTTAGGTAGGAACCCATGCACATCCTTACGGTACTGAGCACCGTTAGCACATACTGCAAACTCTCCTGAGAAATCAATCTCTTGATTTAGGATCCTTTCAACGCTCGAACTGGGATGTCGAGTCTCCCAGAGGGTCTCTGGGGAGATATTATACTGCATAATAAGATGAGGATACAGACTGTTGAGGTCAAAACTGACAACCCAATCATACTTTCCTGGAATCGGTTCCTTGACATAAGCTCCTGCGTACTTCTCATCTTTTTTAGATCCCTTTCGGGGTGGGACAACGATGTTCTTATCACTCAAGTAATTGTAGATAATAGTATCCCACATGCGTACCTGAGAATATACATCCTCAAAGTTTGCCTTAGCATCATAACTCATAGTTATGGCAAGTTCAAGCAACTTCATCTTATCTTCCAATCTGTCAATCAACTCAACGTCTTGGATGTTGTATTCAATAAACTTCTGCCAATCAGATGTGTAGAAGTCTTTAAAGTTATCATACTCACTATGGTCTACCTTACGCTGACCTAGTTCCACAAAAGCGATGTGATCGAGTCTGTATGATTCCTGGTTAGTATAAGTAAACTTACGGTAAAGGTCGAGATAGTCAAGAATGTTGATACCAGACACATCGTAAGCATAATTTTTACGTCCTTGTACATAAACTTCTCTTTCGTTTGCTCTGTTCCAAGGTGATAGTGACTTCATCCACTTCTCACCTAATATCCTATTCACCCTACGTGCAATATAAGGTACGTCATATAGGTTAACGTTCCATCCTGTAAGTATGTCTGGAGTATTCTCAACCCACCACTTAATAAAGTGTGCAAGCATTTCCCTTTCAGTGTCATAGATAAATGCTTTGACACCATCAGGTACTTCAAACTCTCTAACTGCCCATACAAAAAATTCTTTCGATACCATATCTTTAATGGTAATCGAAAGCATCTCTTCTGCTGCTGCTTCTACATCAGGGAATCCATTCTCACATTGAACCTCAATGTCCAACGCAAATATTTTCATTTGATTGATATTGTAATCAATCTCACCAGGAAACTCACGTCTTATATACTGATATACAAAACGTTCATAACCATGCACTTCAAAATTCTCTACACCATCATACTTTTTAATAAACTCTCTAGCATCTCTAGCAGTTAAGAACTCCATAGGAGCAACAGATCTACCATCAAGTGTCTTATACATCTCATTCTTTTTAGAAGGTAAGTATAAGGTAGGTGAAAACTTAGTACGAAATTGTACTGGTGTTCCATCTTGATATCCCCTATAGAGGATAGTGTCGCCAGCTAGTTGAATGTTGGTGTAGAACTGACTCATTGCTTGTTGTATAACTCAACCAAAGATGGACTTGGGTCTAGTATACTCATAATTGTGTCAGAAGTCAAGAAGACATCACGTTGTGCTGTGAATGATGGAAAAGGTACAATCTCTTCCTCAGAGATAACCTCATAACATCCTTCTACAAGGATACTAGGTTCCTCATCCAGCTCCGTCACCTTCCCCAACAGGTATTCCTGTCGTTGTTTCAGCAGTATCACTTTCAACTGCTGTTGAATCATTTCCTCCTCCATTTACAGCCTCCACTAGTTCGTTGTATTTGTCAATGACCTCTTCAAAGGTCTCGTAAGCACTTACCACTTCATCCATTTTAAGCATGATAGTATGGTCTTTTGAAAAAGGTGCCCACGGTTGGAAACTAATCTCTGGTGAAGATAGTTTCTGAATATTTCCATCACCATTAGGAGATGGGTCTGTTAGATACAGATTATAAGGATGCCTTAATTGAAATGCTATTGGCTTTTCAGGGTCTTCCTTAGATGTCACTTCATACAAATCGGCTACTACGTCTTCACCGTTTCGCATTCTTACGACTCTTACGCTCATAATTTCTCCTCTGAATTTCGTTAATTGATTCTTTTATAATGTCTTTGAGTATACGTGACTCAGCAACATTTTTTTCTTCGGCAATAGGTCTGACATATCGTAGTAGTTCCTCAGTATAACTTGAAGGTACATCAATTGTCAATAGATCTGACTCACCACCATGATTGGTTGGTTTCAAATTTAAATAGACATTCATTTAAGTCTCCATATAAAAAGAGACCCTTCAGGTCTCTTTTGTTGTACACTATATATCAAAGCTCAAAGTTATTCTTGGTTCAATAACATAAGGACAGTGATATGTTTCTTTTGGAATGTATATACCATCACCAGGTTTAACATCTATCATACCAATTCCCTCAACATCATATCTCATAGTACCAACAGACTGAACAAGTAATACATTCATAGGGTCTTTATGCTTACCATAGGTTGCTCCTCCACCACCCAAAGAAGCAAACACTTGCATCTCTTTAGCAGGCCATCGTTGTCTAACCTGATCTGCAACATCACCTATTTTATTTGGATGATACTCGTTATGTAATCCGAATGTTGGTGGACTAACCTTCTTATTGTCTGGTAGATAACCATCCATAAATCCATAGATGTCATCACCCTCTTGAGTTGGACCTTTATGTAACTGATGAAAAGAAAAGAAGGATAATGTTCCTTCTTTGTATTCGTTATCAATTTTATCTACAACATCATCCCAAGATATACCTTCACAGTATTTAAACTCTTGTTTTAAATGGATTGCACTCATGTAAAGGCAGGTTCAGTCCCTCTAATATTATACTTACACTCTTCTGGTAAGTGCATTGGTTCCTTACATAAAAAACAATTTGCAGAATACCTAGTACCTGCTGTAATTTCCTCTACTTCATGCACCCAAAAATAATCTGCTGGCCAAATCATCACATCACCTAAACCCAACTTAACTTTATGATGTCCTCCCCAAAAAGCAAATGTACCACCCTCATAGTCAGTATTTAAATTTATAGTACAACTACCATAGATACCAACATCATGGTCTACATGAGGATGTATCCAAGAACCTTTCTCATATTTCATAAGACGATACCTATGAGGGAACATCATACTACCCCTTCTAGCAACATGAAAAGCACCAAAAGTATCAGTGTAATCCCAATACTCATTAATAATCTGTTCAATAGTTTCATGTATCATATAGAAGCTAGCACTTCTATATTGAGAATCCTTAACTGAAAATGTAGAGTATGTATCTACACCACTAAAGGCTTGAGGACAATGTTCTTGTTGGGGTGGGTTTGGACTTGTCTCAAACTCATTAATGATGTATTTACAGTGCTCTGGACTTAAGAAATTTCTCTTAATATAAATTAAGTCTGTTAAAGTTGGAGCAGTCATTATAAAATTGTTAGTATACTATTTAGATATCCTTATTAGCATTCCT